AAGCTAAGTTATATTGCTACCCTTGATCCGTTGCATCATCCAGAAGATAAGTTAAATCGAGGTTATACACAGTTTAAACCCCATCCTACTATTCCACATTGGCGGTTTGACCATGAGGCATGGTTGCATAGCAAGGGTCCAGATTATGTAGAATTGGCTCGCAGTTTGGAACCAGGTGAACGCCACTACCGTGAGCGTTTTCCTAGAGAAAATTACGAGAAAAAATCGTAATTTTTTTCTTTTTCCTAACTTTTTTGCTTGACATCCCCAATATATGTGGTAATGTACATATATAGGCTTTTAACCAACCAAGGGGTGTCTCATGGCTCGTCCGAATGATGCAGAAGTTATGGCTCGTATTGCTGAGCGGTTTGAAATTCTAGAAGATATGACTACTGCCGTAAAGGAAGGTGATGTTCGTGCCATGATTGTGGTAGGTCCACCTGGCGTTGGTAAATCCTATGGTGTCCACAAGAAGTTGGATGAACATTCACTCTATGATGAAGTTGCTGGCAAAGTTCGGTATCAAGTTGTAAAGGGTGCTATGACTGCACTTGGTTTATATGCTAAACTTTATGAGTTTAGCGACAGTGGTTGTGTGTTGGTGTTTGATGACTGTGACAGCGTTCTAATGGACGAATTGTCGCTCAACATTCTCAAAGCCGCACTTGATAGTGGTAAGAAACGCACCATTCATTGGAACGCCGATAGCAACTTGTTACACAAGCAAGGCATCCCTAACAAATTTGACTTTAAGGGTGGTGTTATCTTTATCACCAACTTGAAGTTTGAAAACATTCGTTCTAAGAAGCTGCAAGACCATCTTGGTGCGTTGCAGTCTCGTTGTCACTATATTGATTTGACGATGGATACTGAACACGATAAATATCTTCGTATTCGGCAGATTGCAGAAAGCGGTGCACTGTTTAGTGGTTATGATATGACCAAAGAACAGGAAAAAGAAATTCTGCAGTTTATGAAGGACAACTCTAAACGGTTCCGTGAAATGTCACTACGCACGGCTCTTAAATTAGCTGACCTTCGTAAGTCGCAACCAAATCGTTGGCAGCGTGTTGCAGAAATAACAATTATGAGGAACGGTGCATGAAGCAATATGATATTAAAGGCATTGTGTCTAAACAGGGACAACCTACCACCCAGTTCACTGTTACAGTCAATGCTAATGATCAAGTTAGTGCAAAACGTTTAGTTATGTTGCAATATGGAATGGGTGGAAACGTTACTATTCAACGAATATTAGAAAAGAAAAAGTAATTTTTTCAAACAGGGCATATGCCCTGTTTTTTTATTGCATTGTATAAAATTACACTGTATATTAAACCTAGATGTTGTGCAAGATTATTATTCGTGACGAAGTAAATTGTAAATTAGAAGGACTTGATGCAGATACTCGCCGTAGGCTAGTAGCAAAATTCAAGTATGAAGTTCCTTATGCTCGCCATTTGCCAAGCGTAAAGCTAGGACGTTGGGATGGCAAGGTTGCGTATTTTCAATTAGGTGGTTCTACCTATATAAATTTGTTGCCAGAAGTTATTGAATATTTAACAGAACGTAATTGGGAATTTGAAATAGAAGATAATCGTTCATCTCGCCAAACATTTCAATTCACGCAAGTAGATGGCAACACATTCTCACATAAAACATGGTCAACAGGTCATCCAAACGTAGGACAGCCAATAGTTTTACGAGATTATCAAATTGATATTATTAATAAATTTTTGTGTGATACTCAGTGTGTGCAAGAAGTTGCAACAGGTGCTGGCAAAACTATTATGACAGCAGCACTTAGTCTTATGGTTGAACCATATGGTCGCACTATTGTTATTGTGCCAAGCAAAAGTTTAGTTATTCAAACAGAAGCTGATTATCGTAATCTTGGGCTAGATGTTGGTGTTTATTTTGGCGAACGCAAGGAATTAGGTCGCACTCATACTATCTGCACTTGGCAAAGCTTAAACAGCCTTTATAAGAGTAGTAAAGGTGTTGGTAATGAGTGGACTGCGATGCTCAATGTTGCAGCAATTATTGTTGACGAAGTTCATCAGGCAAAGGCAGAAGTTCTCAAAACATTATTGACTACTGAATTTGCCGACGTTCCTATTCGTTGGGGATTAACAGGAACTATTCCAAAAGAACAATTTGAAAAAGTAGCACTTCTTGTATCTATTGGACAGGTTACAAGTCAGCTTACTGCAAGTGAGTTACAAGAACGTGGCGTACTATCTAATTGTCATGTTAACATTGTTCAAACAGTTGAACACAGTGATTTTAAAAACTATCAAGAAGAATTAAAATACCTAACAACCAACAAAGATCGCCTTGACCATATGGCAAGCCTACTTAGTGAAGTTATTAAAACAGGAAACACACTTGTGCTAGTAGATCGCCGTGAATGCGGCGATGAATTGGTTGCTAGACTGCCTAATAGTGTGTTTGTTCAAGGAGACATGAAGAATGCAAAACGCAAAGAACACTATGATGAAGTGGCTAACGTCAGTGATAAAATTATTATCGCAACTTATGGTGTGGCTGCAGTTGGCATTAATGTTCCTCGTATTTTTAACCTTGTTCTTATTGAACCTGGCAAGTCATTCGTTCGTGTCATTCAGTCTATCGGTCGTGGCATTCGTAAAGCAGAAGACAAAGACTTTGTTCAAATCTGGGACTTGACCGCAGATTGTAAATTTGCTAAACGCCATCTAACTAAACGTAAACAATTTTATCGTGAGGCTAATTACCCTTTCACACAAGAAAAAAGCATATACAAATAAAGGAATAACAGTGCGTATATTAACAGTAGACAATACCGTATTTGAAATGAACAATTTACCAGAACAAGTTGATGACTTACGTTTCTGTGTACTAGATAATAGTAATCCACCTGAAGCAGATTATTATTTTTTGCCACTTGTATTTTTAGAAAGTTTTAATGATCCTGCGCTTGTGTTGAAGATTGGCGAACATCGTATCATGATGCCTTATAATTGGCGTATTCTTATTGGCGAAGCTGAGATTGGTGATTTAGAAGCATTACCATTGACAAAACTTAATGATCGTGGTTTTCAAGCATTTACATTTAATCCGCTTAGTTCATTTCGTGCTGCATTTATGAACATAGAAATTGAAGATGTATATCAGGATGTGCGTTGGTATTTTCCTAAACTTAAAAATGGTCAGCTACTTTGTATCCCAATAAGTGATGGACCAAAACCAATATGTGCATATTTTGTTAAAGAAATTAGCCGTGCAAGTGAAACTATTGACATCCAAAATATCGTTTGACCTATTAAAAATTCTATGATAGTATAACATTATGGGAAACGTAAAGACACAAGGCAGCGGCATTCGTTCATATGAATATGATAGAAATTATATGAAAGAACACGAAGAATGGTTGGCGATTCTTCGTGCTACTGAACACAATCCTACACTTAAAGAACTTGCCGACCAATTGCGAATAATGTATCATGTGAGCAAACAAGAAGAAAATGAAATTTCTACTTGGGGAGAAAATAACTTTTGAACAAACTTGACATTGGTTATGAAATGGCACAGTTAGATACCAAGAACCGTGCTTTCTATGATGAGTTAACAGATGAAGAACGTAAGAAGTTCTCTACATATCTTATGTTGCGTTGGGGTAGTGCGGTAGGTGGTGAGCCTATGTTGCAGCAATATTATCTGCAAGCAATGAATGAGCGTGTTAATAAACGTTTCTTTGACCTTGGTAAGCATCCTAAGCTACAATGGCTGTTGCTGACCACTGTTTCTCCTAATATGGGGAAGCATCGTCATGAGTGGATGGCATATAGTAGTAAGACTGTTAAGAACAAACGCGCACAAAAATTGTTAGAATTATATCCACATATTAAAAATGATGAAGCAGAACTTCTTGCTTATAAAATCACTGATGAACAATATAAAGGTATGTTAGTTGAACGTGGATATAGCGACAAAGAAATTAAAGAGGCGTTGAAATGACGATTAAGAGTTCAACTACTAATGATTATAGAATAATAGCATCAATCAATCTCCTTGATACTTTTGGTGGTCAAAATTTGCAGATAAATTTTACA